AAAACGGCGTTTGAAATGTAAAAAGGTGTAATATAATTTCTACAAATATATAAATGGCTAAACAATTTACACCTGATTTGAAGTTAAAAGCAGTTAATTATTACCATAAAATAAATAATTATGTTAAAGTATGCGAATTATTTGAGTAGTGAAAGAAGTTTGAAAAGATGGGTTGAAAGATATAATAAAAATAAAAATGTTAATAGAAAAACAACATATACAATTTATAAAAGAAACTTTGCGAAATATTATGCGATTTACTTATTGATATATTTGCCATTTTTAGAAAAATCAAATATTTGTTAGTTTATTGTGTCTCGTTTTACACCTTCAAGGGTGTAAAAGAATTATTGTTATTATTTTTTCATGAGTTTATATATTATATATATAACAATTGCTGCTAATGCTAAAAAATATAATTGTGTTGTAATATCATTTGGTAATTGTAGTGTATTTGTATAATGTATATTACTATTGACATTTTGGAAAGTCTCTTTACATTTATCGTTTGTGATAGGATTTGTTTTATTTTGAAAGCTACACGGATCCATATTACGTATGTCTACTAATGTTACATAATGTGTTTCCGACGATTTATTATTATTATTATCTATTGTTTGCATTGTTAAAGGTTGACAATCTGGTACAGAACCTGATAAAAACGATTGTAATAATGCATATGGATTTAATGAATTTAAATTGCCCATTGCCCCAGGAATCAACCCTTTAAATTCTGAAAAATTAACACCTAATCCTTGAGAAATAAAAGGAATATTCCCTTCTGGAACATTATTTATATAAATATATCTATCTACTATATTATCATTGTTGGAAATATCTTTACATTTTGCTCCAGTATTTAAAAAAAATTTATTGCCCAATGGATTTCCTGTAGCAGAAGCTTTACCAGTGCCTTCGACTAGAAGTGTTACATAACTAATTAGACCGTCAATATCTTTTGTCAACGCTGAAATTGTACCATCGCTTGTCATTCCAATTTCAGATGGTGTTCTAATATTTTTATAGTATGGATATGTAGGGCCCAATAATTTTTCTTCAACATTTCCTGCTCCATTCAGAACTTCTTGAAATATATTTGAATCTGAAGATGAATTTGAATTTGACATTTGCTATATTAAATTATACAAATATAATTATTTTATTGAATTATGTTATACCAGTTATTTCTGGCGTCGAACTAGGTAAACTATTTTGTGCTAACTGTTGTTGTGCTTGAATCATGTTATAAACTTGCTCTGATAAGTTTGCTACATTACCACTTAAATCTTGAACTTGTTTATTTAATCCTAAAATAGAATCGAATTGTTGTTTTAAAACTTGTATATTTCCAGCGTTTTGTTGTGCTAAAATCATTACATTATTCGGATTATTAGTATCATATTCTTGGTATTGTTGATTATCTACATCTGTAGTCATGCTTTCTACTAGATAATAATCTGTATGACTCAAAGTTATTTGATAAAAGATAACTATTATAAAAAAAATAATTAATAAGTAGACTATCATTATTGTAATATAGAGATATAATATTATTACATCTTTTTATTTTCTTCTTTAATATATAAATACATAATGACAGAGTTTATAAATAGAAGTGTTTTAAATACTGGTTTCAATTCATTAGGAACATCTTTCTATCCCGTTGGTATGGGTAGACCAGGTAATTTAAGAAATCAAGGTGGATACAAAACATGGAAAGGCAAAGGTTTAAATAGTAATCCAGTGGGAATAGCATCTGGGCATATAAGACCCCTAACCAATTTAGATCCAGGAAATGTATTTCCTTCACCTTTTGGCGCGGCACGACCAATTAAGCATTACAGAAAAGGTAGAGTTATTCCTAATGTTGCTATAATTAATATGGATAAAACACAGGAAAATAAGTATATTGTCAGCGATAAGAAATATATAGCGGAAGATGAAGTCGGATTAATAGAATATAATTTGAATAGAAATGTAAAATCTAGTAAAGGAACCTCGCTTGGAGGCGGGTTCGGTGGTAGTGGATTATTAAATGAATTACAAGATAAACCAGGAAGTTATTTAGTAAAACAAAACCCAATTAGTGAAATAAATGAAATACTACAAACCAAAAAAGATTGTACTACATGTCAAGGTGTTGCGATTATTGATACATATTATCCAAATAAAACTTATTTAACAGATAATCCAGAACCAAATACAGAAAATGCAAAATTGTGTTGTAATCAAGAAAAATTTGCTAAAAAACGCGTAATATATGCTAGTACAAATTTAAAAAAAAATTACTATACAACACATACACAGTATTTACAAAATAGATGTAAAACATATCAACAACGAGTCTTTAATTTTCAAACATATAATCCTATAAATATTGATGAAATAAATAATTCACAAAACCAAGAACTTACTGCAGCACTTATAAAAGGAGCCAAACCAGGGTCCCCTTTATCTATTACTAATACTTATTTTGCGAATTGTCAACCAAATGCTGATTTAGCAATTGCTTCCGAAATAAATATTATAACATTGTTTTTTGATATTTTGATAAATAGAAATATACTTTCAAAAGATTATAAGATCTCTTTTTTGAGTCAAAATATAAATAAAATAACTTTAATGAATTTTTTTGAATACTTAAAAACGTTACCTGATACTATTAAACAACAAGCGATTCCTCTGTATATAGAATTTATACAAAATCCATATATTGGAGTACCTTTGTCTGGTCCGAGTAATCCAGTTGGATGTAAGTTGGTTGTATATAAACCAAGTAATCCACAATTTGCTACGCAAGGAGCAGTTGATTCAAGTACTCGAATGTTAAAATTAAATGTTACTACTATCGAAAAAAATGCTGCGTCATATTATGCTGATTCAGTTGGTAAATTAATTTCTAAAAATAATTCTTCCGAATTAATAACGACAAACATTCCTTATTTATATAAAAATAAAGCGCCTGGTTGTAATCAACCTCCTATTTTTCCGTTTCAAAACAAAAAAGCTTGTAGATATGTTAGAAAACCAGATTATTATACACCCGTTTCACAAGGTTCACCAAATCGTTATTTATATTCGGTGAATGGTCAGAATTATGGATATTATAAACCTGTAATATCATCAAATCATTACAAACAAACCCCAAATAGTAATACTTTATTATAATATCAAATTCAAGTTTTCACATTTCACGGCTTTTAGCGCTTAGATACTTTTATAGTGGGAGAAAAATATTTATTTTGTCAGAAAAAGTATTACAAGGAAAATGATATTTTTCACACCATTGAACCGATTTTTGTAAATTATTTTTTTTCAATAATTCTAATTTTTCTTCTTTGTTTTCTAATTTTAATATATTTATCAAAGAGTCAAATGACTCCAATTGTTGCTGACCAATAATTAAATTGATATCATCTATTTTATTTAAAAAATAGTAAGGTATTTCATAGTCTATAATACTATTTATAAAAATTGGCTCATGTGTATTCTTATATTTATTTATGATTTCTTTTATTTGTATTGTATAATTATAAAATACATCAATTTTCTTATTAATTATATTGTAATTTTTTAAAACAATATATTTATCAAATCTTGTAATATTACTAGTATTTGGTTTACTAATGTATGATTTTTCAAATAAAGAACATAATATATATATAACATCAATAATTGATTTATAAAATAAATTTTCAATTTTAATAATTACTACTCCATTTTGTTTTATATAATTAATTATTATTAACAATATTTCCAATAAATTAATAACATAATTATTGGTATTATTAATATCAATTATTTCATCTATTTCATAAATAATAAAATTAAATTTATTATTTTTAATCCAATCATGTAAATCGGAATGACATTCTGTATAACAAAAAAAATTATCATTATTATAATATTCTCTTACCATTTCTAGACATTCTAAAGAATCTTCATAATTTTTACCAATTATTAATGAATTAATACTATCGTTTTTAAATGACTCTAAAATATTAATAGTTTGAATTATTTCAAATAGATCATAAAATAAAACACTCTTTGGTTTTAATTTACTAACAGAAAAAATAGAACCAGGGACTTTCGAAAATACATATTCATATGGATTTACAGTTTTAACCATATCATTATAATAATGAACAATCATTTCATCTCTATTGTTACTATTACCATTATCGTTGATAATTTTTTCAGATATATTTTTACGACACAATTGATAAATTTCATTTTTAATTTTCATATAATAATTTATTAAAGTATGTGATACGTATGGATTCATTTTTACACTGCTTATATTTGGCGATATTGTAACATTATTATGATTTTTTGGTAGTATGTAATAACTCATTTTTAATTAAAATATTATATTTATATTCAATGAAATATAATATTTAAGTGATTATTATAGTTTAATTTTCTCATGAAGATTCGATAATCAACTTTTTATTCAATTTGCGGACTTTCGGTTTTATGTTTTTAATTTCCAATTTCGCAATTTCAACTGCTTGTTTGGTTTCTTTTTTATCAATCATTATTTCACTAGGTGAATAATCACTAAACTCCATTTGAATTTTCTCTGTATTTACATTACGTATTTTTTTATAAACAAAATATCTATTTAAAAACGAGATTTTTTTTTCATACTCACTCATATTTAACGCATTTCCATAATCTTTTTCTCTATTTTTATTTTTTTTTATTTCTTCAATCATGTTCATATATAATTCACTAAATAAACCACTACCATCGGGTAAACCAAGAGATTTTGATTCTTCGGAATCCACAATTTTAAACCCATAATTGTTCAATACTTGATCCAAATAATCAAAATTTACAAGATATTCTGAAATCAATTGATTTATAGAATCCTGATACACGTCAATCCTATATCCAATTGAACTAGAATTATCTTCAAATGATTCAGAAGTATAACCTTTTACAATTTCCCATACTTTCTTTCCCTTTTCAACAATTTGTATTGATTCGCCTTTTTGTGTTTTTTTTAATAAATTAAATACTTGTTTACCATCGTAACAAGTGCCAATAAAATAACCATCCAATTTTGTACACTCAGATATGTTTCTCATAAATCCTTGTAAGGTTTCGGGATTTTCTAGAAAATAATGAAGTGCAAATTGACATGATGAAATATTGAAACCATCTTCGCCTTTCCCATATTGTCTATATACACCTTTTCCTAATTTATCTTCATCTTTTTGCCCAATACCAAAAATCGCTTTTGTAATTTGAACTGCTTTATCATTTAACATAGCTCTACCATTTTTAATATTATAACAAGTGTCTCCATTGACAAATAGCGCATACGGAATGTGTTTATTTGTTTTTTTGGAATTTAAATATCTTACGCAAGCACCGTCAATTCTATCTTCTAAATTATTTTTAGATTTATCAATACCAAATACAAAAGAAAGTCGACAACTTATCCACTTTGGTAAATCGCCTGCTTTACCACAAGCATAGTCTATCAATGTATCGCCATATTTAGAAACGGATTTTATCAATAATTTTTTGACATACAAATTATGGAAATTTTTCATTGATTCTGTCATTGTTTTACCAGCTGGTTTATTATAATAAATATCCTCGTCAACAGTAATATCTGGAATATTTTGACCGCTACTTATCATATCTTCTGTAATTGGATTATTAATGGATCTCCAATTACTATTCGCAACGTGATAAGCATTACCAAAATTTTTCAATCCTTGAAGAAATTCACTTGTTTTATCATATCTAACCCTTTTTGGACACCATCTCCATCCTTCCTCTTTTGTTAAATCATAACTAAATTCTACTATCATATTATCGTCAAATATTTCGTTTTCTTCTGTAAACATTTGTTTGACATTATTATCATCAAGTTTTAGCATAATGTTACATATACCTGCTCGAGGATCAAATGGTTCTGATGGATAAAATTGTAATGGTTTTGCGTCATTCAATTGTCTGTCTTCATAATTTACTTCTTTGTATTCGGGTAATTTATCATCAATTATGTCCTGACATGGATTTAAATAAATAGTACCATGTTTTTTTTCACTATATGTACAACATAATTGAATCATCTTATATTCTGATAATTGAGTAATTAAGTGTGAATTAAAACCCTCTTCATATTGCGTCTTTATTATATCTTCGCCACCAGGCTGTTTCATTGTTACAACAAAGAAATCAATTGTATTATCTTTGGGAGGCTTCCATTTAAATGAATAATCCCAAGTTATTTTAGTTAATGGACCTGTTTGACCTTCTTTATTAGAACCTACTCCAAAATAAGCGTGAGTAAAGATAAGACCATCTGTTAAATATTCAAATCTAGATTCTCGTATTTTTGTAAGAATATTTTTACACGCTTCGAAAATATTTCCTTGTTGTTTGCTTTCAGGATAAAATTTTTTAAATGTAATTCTAATTGGCAACGTTATTTTTTTAAGTGTTTCTACATTTACATCTAAAATGGAAACAGGATTCAATGTATTAATTGTACTTTTTAATAACATATATCTACAATTATACATTTTATTTTGATCCATGGATTTCATAGTTGTTTCATCTTCTTTTACCATGAACGGTAAAATTCTTGTATCCACGTTGTTCAAATAATAAATATCAAATCCAGCATATAAATTGATAAATTTACCAAATTTATCATGATATATCAATTCACCATCTAATAATGTATTGAATAAATCTTTATTATTTGTTTTAACCCCAGTAAATATAATATTCATATTTGTATTGATCAAATAAATCTTTCCATTACTATTAATAAACATTAAATGTCTTTCACCATCTGCTTTATCAGTAACAACAAAGTCAGTTCTTATATTTGGGATATTCGTATTATCGTCTATTTCAGCAATGTTAGACATTTGTAATGTAAATGATGAAGGACCAATAAAATCGCTGGGGTATATTCTTTTTTCAAAATTAAAGTTTCGATCATCTTTGTGTAACAATTTCATATAATCTACTATAGTATTTCGCTGTTCTGAATATGAAATAGGAAAGTTAGTATTTTGAAGACCACTTAATACAAATTTAATTACTTTTCTAATTGCTTCTAATACTTTTTCAGGTGAATCAAACTTAGTATATGGTCCTATTTTTGTATTGTCAACTTCTAATTCTATTTCTATTTTTTCTGGACTATTGAACACATTCGACTCTTCCACTGTATATGTACGTTTATAATTATCATTATTAAATTTAGTTATACTTATATCAATATTAATAGGGTAATCAACATGATTAAAAGTAACACGATTCATATATCGAAACGTTTTCTTATTCTTTGACCAATTTTGAATCATAAAATTTTTTGTTGAAACACTAACTTCTTCTTCTATTTGATATGATACTCGAAAATTAAAGTCATCAAAATTAACTGGCATTATTTTTTCATTGTTAATAAATACAGGAATCTTGTTTATAAAAGTAATTGTGTGTGATTTTTTATTATAAATTTCCTTTATACTATTCGTTTTACAATATTTTTGTATTTCATTTAGATCATTGATACTTACTCTTACATTTGATAATTTAAACCTGCCTGTATTTTTATCAAGATATTCACTTTGTATTTTTAAACTTGACATACCAACTTCATTCAAACTAGTAAACCCTAGCGATTTCAGTTTTTTGATAACATTATCATAATCTTGTTTGTTTAGAGGTTTTATACCTCTTGTACCAAAACGAACTTCTAATTCATGATTTTTATTTGAAATGATATATGGTGATGAATTATAAAATACTTTTATTAAATTAGTGAATTCTTTTTGTGATATAGTTGATTCTGTTAATTTTATTATTGGTTTTTTATTTGTATTGTCATCATCGTATTCAGCACTTCCATTATCATAATCCTCTTCCTTTAACAGTTCAGAAGGCGGTTCTTTCACGTCCGATGAATTCAAAGGTTCCACCTTTGATTTTTTCATCAGTCTTCTAATAAATAAAAATCTATCCCTTATGTTAAAACTTTCTAGTTGTTTTTTTTCACTATCATTCATTTTATCATAAAATAATGTAAATTCTGGATCTGATAAATTCTTTAATATGGCTACTTTATAATCCAATTTTGATAAAGAATTAATTTCTTTTTGAGTTTTTTCATCCAAATTTTTATATATTTTATTTAATTCTTCACTTCCGAAATCTTCTTCTAAATCAATTTTGTTGTTACTATTCATTTTTGTTATATCAGTCATAATAATATATATTTAGAGTTATTTTTATATTATTGTTCAATTTTTTTAAAAATATTTTATTAAAGCTTCATACAATTCTTTTTTATTCTTCGTTTTTTCTTTAGTATGCTTGTCATTATCAGTATTATTTTTAATACATTTTGTTTCAATACCTAATTTAATACAAATATCTATTAAATCCTGCGTTTTATAAAATGATAATGATTTTAGAGGTTTTTCCATATTATCTAATTTATAACAATTTTTTCTAAAATCATCTAAATTATCTTTGGTTGTTTCTTCAAAACCATATTTTTTTGTGTCATTAAATAATTCGACTTTATATATTCTATTTGAATCATTCATAATCAATTCATAATAGGTCTTTTTTTTTATAAAAAATATATTTAAATTTCCAATTACGCATAATGATAAAAATGTATTAACATCAATTAATTCTTCATTTACTAATTTATTTTCAATATTTGTAATTGTATCAAACTTGTATTGTTTCAATAATTGTTTTTCTTTCCTAATCCTGTCTATATACTCAATTTTAAATTGTTTTTCAATGACATAACAACGATTTGTTAATTTTGTATAATTTATCAAACCATTTTTAATAATATATAAACACCAAAAAAGTGAATCTTTATCGCATGGTTTAATAACAGTTTCATTTTTAGATATATTTATATTGGTGCTAGCAATTGTATTATTAGAAATAAAACCCGCTTTATCTTTTGATAAGTATTGTATATTTTTTTTATTCTTTACTTCTTCACGTAATTTCGATTCCATACATTTACAAATAGTTGTATTATTAAACATATAATCTTGTACATGTTTAACAAAATTTTGATATAAATCATCTTCTTTAACAAAAGCCATTAATTTTACTTTAACTACTAGATATTTATTATTTATTATCTTTATTATCTTTTGTAAAATATATATTTTTAAATGATTCTTTTTGTTTTTCAATTTCATTCAAAGCATTTTCTTGTTTGTTTACATATTTAATATAAATATTCAATTCGTCAAGTATGTCTTTTTTTAAATCGGTTAAATTAATATGAACCCCATACTTATTCTCATTCAAAGTAACATCTTTATTTTTGTTTAATATTCTCAGAACTTCAATTTGATTAAATTTATTCATATTTTCAATTGATTCTCTAATGTAATTTAACTCAATAATAGAGTAATTGTTACTTTCACTTGTAGTCGTCGTTGTAAATTCCATTACTATTTATATTTAACTATTTGTATTACATTTAATATATTTACGTTTGAATTTAATAATATCTTTCAAATGTCAAAAAAATAACTTATTGAAAAAAAATGTCAGGTGTCTTTCAATGATTATTTTATTTTTCAATCACCAATTTTGATTTATGTTGTTTCATCAACTCACCAATTATTGAAATAGACTTATCATTTAATTCGAAACGTTGACCAATGACTCTAACATTAATTTTATCACCTTCTTTAATGTCCGCAAAATAGGAATTAGAATAATGATGATCTCTTGCTATAAATACTATAATCGGACTAGGTTTCTCATAAGCACTTTCAGCTGTAATTCCAGCTTTTGTATTTGTTTTTGCTAAACAAGAAATAATTGTTCCTTCCACAGGAAAACATACTTCACACTCAAAAACAACTTCAAATGTAACATTCAAACCCATTACGATAATTCCACTTGAATATGATATTATTTTTGTAGATTGTGGTTTTATAAATCCTTCAACGACACATTTTCCTTCAAAATGATTGGAAATATAATCTTCCAAAACTTGTTTTAAATTACTACCAATATTGACAATATTTAATTTAATATTTCTTGTAATGATTGATCTAGTATAAATAGAGTTTAAGTTGATGATTTTTTTTTTATTGTTTTGAGGCAATTTATTCATAATTTCCATATATTGTATATATATTTATTCTTTTAACTTTATTTAAAATATTTTCAATTTTATTTATTAAAAATAGTATATAATTTATAATATAGTGCTAGTTCTGGTGTTAAAAACCATTTTTTATTGTCTTTTTTGATTTTATCAAAATATCTTAAAATAAATTCTTGTATTATACACAAGTCTACTTGACCAATAGCTTCTTGTATAATAGTGCCATTTGATTCTTTCAAAATTCGTGTATTTTCTTTCGTATATTTTTCTTCATCAAGTATTGTATTAATCAGTTGAATTGTTTTATTTTTTCCAGACTCGTCACATCTAGCGCCAGTATCTCTCTTTTTAAGCATATCTTTCGTCTTAAAAATTAAATATTTGTTATTTTTTTCGTAGCCAATAAATCCTATAATATTATTATAATCACTTATTTTAAAATTCAAGAGTTCTTTTACTTCTTTGGTTTCTTCAAATTCTCTCTTATCTTCTGGTTCAGCTTCTATCCAAATATTATTATTATTTAATAACATTATTTTCATCTTATCTAAATCATATAAAATTATAGCATCATTTTTATTTTTAAGTTTAATACTCTTTCTATCAAAATACTGTTTAATCATAAACTCGACTGAATTGGTTGTTAATTTTTCTAATGAATAAATATAATTCATCAAATCCAATTTTTCTTGAAATAATAAAAGCTCTATCATATGCGCAATTAAAAAATCAATTAGATACTCTTTACTTTCTGGGTATTCCAACGACATTTTTCTTATTACTGAACCACAATGTTTATACCAGTTGTCGTCACCTCTTGGTACTCTAGTACCTTTTGAAAATTCTTTGGTTAAATTAATATTTTTATTAAAATCATCAATTAATATACTAGCACTAGTTGATGCGTTATTTTTATTTTGGTTGTTATCTTGATTGTTATCTTGATTGTTATCTTGATTGTCTTCTTCAATAATAAGTTTTTTACTTTGATTCTTGTCAGTCTTTTTAATAATATTATCTTTCAAATCAAATTGAATACTTGTATGTTTGTAATCAATTGGTATAGATCTCTCATAAATAGATACATTTTTATCCAAAATTTCAACAGGTTGAAATAAATAATAATCACCTATATTTATAAGTCTACCATTTCTACCGTATTTATCTACAATAAATTCATTATTGTCTTCAATTAATATTGTTAAAGCAGAATATATTTGAACATAAGGATATTTTTTTGGAATTTGAATTAAATTAATCAAATTATCTTTTTTATAAAAAAAAGCCTCCTTCATTAACATTCTTATCTTTTGCATTATTTTTTCTGAATTCATTGTAATAAATTTTTCGTCATATGTATCTTCATTCAAATCATTTTCATCGATATTTTTAGTGGGTCTACACGTAAAATTACAGGTTGCCATGTAATCGCACGCGGGAGAAAAAGGTACATCACCTATTTTAAAATCATGGATTACCAAACCATTAGATAATTCTTGTGTGATTTCTTCATTTAAATTAGCATACATGTTTTCTTGAGTGAAATTTGTTTGATCATGATTTATTATACAATCTACAGAAGTCTCTTTCAATAATCTAGTAACCTTACCGATTTGTATTGCTTTATATTCAGCAACTCGATAAACATATAAATCAGCGGCTTCTTCTTTATTATTTTCGAGAATAGTTCCATACATGAAAATTTCTACATTTCTTTTTTCAAAAGGTAAATCTTTATGACTAAAATTACGAACAGCTCGGCCAAGTATTTGTTCAATTCGATTCATATTGTACCAAGGGTCCAATATATGAACTTGTCTTATAAATTTAAAATCAATACCTTCAGAACCTGCTCTAGATATCAAAACTACTTTAATTTTATTTCCATTAATATTCTCGTCACTTGTCAATGATTTGACTTCAAAATTATTATTGGGTGATAATCTAGGGTCTCCCGTAATCATTGAATATCTAGCGGGCATAAAATCTTTTTTATCTATTGGTGGTTTCATAGTTCGTACATCAACAATTTCAGAGGGTTTATTTTTAAATAAATTTTTCATATTTTGACCATACCTTATAAAACCCATTTCTTCTAATGCTAATGCCATAGGGATTAATCCACTATCAATATATTGGGAATAAATCAAAATAACACCATCTGCTATTTTAATATTATCAATATTATTTAATCCTTTTTTAATAACTAATTGATCTAAAATACACTTAATTTTTGAGCTATATTTTCCAATTTCATTATAAGAAAAAATCTTTCCATAGTTATTAATTGTATTCCGTTTGTATTCAAAATCCCCTTTATAAGGGGGAGTTTTTGCATCAATAAAATCCATCATTCTTTCTAAACCTTTTTTACCAGTCAAATTTTGAGGATCGATTTTAAAATAGGTTTTTTCCGTTTCTATTTCCATATCAGATTCAGGTTCTGAATCAGAAACTCCAGCATTTTGATTAACTATGGATTTTTCCTCATTTTCTAGTTCTTCATTATTTACCATTTTATCTTCAATAATATTCATATATTCTGTTGGAGGCATTTCATCTATTATTTTTTTTAATCCATCAATAGGATATGAAATAATTAACGATTCTAATGGTAATTGTAATAATGTATATCCAAATGATTCCATATTTTCAAAATTGGGCATTTCTCTTATAACTCCTTTTTTTGTGGTGGTAGTCATTTTTCTACTTCTTAAATTAAATATAATATACTTGTACATACAATATTGACAATTGCCACAGTTGTTACAATTTCCTATTTTATTCAAATAAAGACTCAATATTCGTTCCTTGTCTTTATTATTTATTCTTTTTAAATTCATCTGATAACTTGGATATTCAATGAAAGGAAATGTGTTTTTTTTAGCAAATTCGTTTGGATACACTCGATATGGAAAAGTATATGGATTTTCACCGCGAACAAATGAAATATAACCAGTTGCTTTTCGAATCAACAACTCCTCACCATTTTTTTTGAAATTACCGTTTTTATCAAAAATATCTTTCACATCTATTTTACCTCTCTTATCATTGACGTTCATTAAATTAAGTAACCATATTATTTCTTTATAACTGTTATACATAGGGGTTGCTGATAATAACAATAATCGCATATTTTGTACTGCTTTTACTAATAACTCTAAATGAATAGCAACCTTTTTATTTTCATTATCTTCTGTTTTTCTAATATTATGAACCTCATCTATTACGATCAAACGATTTTCAAATTCATTTTTCAACTTTTGAATAATTCTTTTATTAAGAGTTATTTTAATTTCACTCAACATTTGAATTTTTGTTTTGTTTCCTTTTTTACTTTCTTCTAATTCTCTTTTGATTTGGTCTATTTTCACTTCTTCATCATAATGAATAGTTTTTATAATATAATTCGCAAATTGTCCATATCCTAAAAAAATATAATAGGTGTTTATCAAAGATTTAATTTGATTGACTATTTTCTCTTTTGTTATACCCTTCATATTCATAGGGTTTACTTCTTTCAATAATTTATTTCCGATACAACCTTTAATTGTCCATACTCCATCGACTAACTTTAATTTTCTTTCATCAAATAATTGTAATTTAAAATTATCTTGAACATTTTCAGAAGCAACAATAATTATTCTTTTTGTTATTCCCATTTGTTTCATATAGTCTCTATTTTCCTCACAAACACCAATAGCACTACATGTTTTTCCTGTACCTAACATATGATATAATAATAAACTATTATAGGGAGTTTGAGATGACATGAAATTTTTAACAAATAGCTGATGAGGCGCTAATTCAAAATCCGCTTTTGAAATCATATCAGCATATTCTTTTATATTTTTATGAATCGTTCCATCATATTTGGTGTCGTTGAACTCTTTTTTCTCCGCAATTTTAATATTAAAATTAGTATCATTTAAATTAGGATATAAAAAACTATTTTCATCATCTGGTTCTTCTAACAAACATTTTCTCTCTATTAATTCTTTTTTTAATAAAAATTTATTACATCCAGATAAATAATTCTTTTTATTATCACCACAATCACGTTTATATTCATCTTCTAAATTTATATTACAATAATTTTTATTTGTTTCAAAACTCATTTCTTCAGAATCATCTATTATTATTTTTTTCTTAGTAATCATACTATACTATATATTGTTATATTTTATGAATATAAACTATATTCTTCTAATACTTTATTAATATTAGTAATTAGTTTTTTTTTCTCTAAATTATACGGTCTTATGGAATTAAGAGATTCATCAAATGTTTTCCATTCCATTTTACTTACTTCTGAACTTTGAAAATTGTATAAATTTATATTATCATCACCATTATTATAATTAGCTAAAAAATATTTATGTTTATAATATTTATGATTTGTACCAATAAATATTTCTTCAAAAGGAATTACATTTTCAATAATCGTAATGTTATTTTTAGAAATACCAGTTTCCTCTTCAAATTCTCTTAAAGCGCATTCTAAATCTTTCTCTTTAAAATTTCTACGCCCTTTTGGAAATTCCCACTCTGTTTCATCCCAATTTGTACTACTTCTTTCAACTAAATCCGATATTGTTAGTTTTTCATTACCAAAAACAATACCATTTTTTATTAAATAAAATTTTTTACTACACGTATATTCTTCATTTTTGTATTGAATATTATAAACATCACCCCACATTTGTTTCCATAAATTTTCAAATGTATCATTCATCAATTTGTTTTTTTCTGAATTCGACATTTCGTCTATAATATTTTGTATTTGAGTTGTATTTTGAAAAACATATTTACCTCTCATAAAATCAATAAAACCGAAACTATCTTTTCTTCTTATCATTAAATATTTTATTTTATTTTCAGTATATTTGAATAAAATTATACCATAACTAATAATAGGCAATTTACAGTGACTATATTGATGTCCTGGTTTACCGCAATTATTACAAATATTTACATTCTTATTCATACTTTATTTACTTTATATGTTTAAATATAATTCTTTTTATATCATTTTAGTGTAATGGCAAATCTTGATCCGAAAATATGGGGACCAAAGTATTGGTTTTTTTTACATACTATTTCATTATCGTATCCAAAATATCCGAATACCGTTACAAAAAAAAAATATTACGAGTTAGTTCAAAATATGCCACAATTTATCCCTGTTCAAGAAATATCACTTAGTTTTAGTAAATTATTAGATGAATATCCAGTACAACCTTATTTAGATAATAAAGAATCATTCATAAAATGGGTTTGGTTCATACATAATAAAATAAACGAGAAATTAGAAAAACCTATCCTATCTTTGAATGATTTTTACGTAAAATATTATCAAGAATATAAATCAAATAATGTTAAATTACTAGAATATTGTAAATTAAAACAAAAAATCATTTATATTATAATGGTTAGTTTTATTTGTAGTTTAATATATTATTTATATCCGCGTAATTTTTAATTTTATTTTATGAATAATATATAAGACAACTAAATGAAAAATGAAAATAATAAGTTAGGTGGAAAAATGATTGATTCTGGTGGGTTTGGTTGTATTTTTTCACCATCTCTATTATGTAATAGAACAAAAAGGAGAAAAAAAAATACAATTAGTAAATTAATGACAACAAAAAATGCGAATGATGAATTTGAAAAACTGTCAAGTATTAAAAATATAATAATGAAAATACCTAATTATAAAAAGTATTTTTTAATTGATGACATTTCACTATGTAAACCAATGAAATTAACTAAAAATGATTTACAAAATTTTGATAAATGTACAGCGTTAAAAAAAGATAAATTAAAAAATAATTACGTTGATATAAATGAAAGACTTGACGATTTATTAGCTATTAATATGCCATATGGCGGTGTAACAGTAGATCATTTTATAATGAATAATAAAAGTTATGGAAATTTAAAAATGATAAATAATAAACTAGTAGAGTTATTAATCAATGGAGTCGTACCTATGAATAACTTGAACATTTACCACAATGATATAAAAGATTCAAATATTTTGGTATACACAGAACATAAAGATGAAAATACCTTGGTAAGAATGATAGATTGGAGTTTAACGGTTCAATACATACCCTTTGAAAATATTGCATTTCCTAAAAAATGGCGCAACCGACCATTACAATTTAATGTTCCTTTTTCCATCATCCTTTTTACCGATTTATTTTATCAAACATATTCTGATTTTTTAGACAATTTACAAATTGATAGAAATAACGATACAATTGTATCATCCAAAATGCCAATTAAAAAAGAATATATTTATGGTTTTGTTAAACATTATTTGAAATCCTGGATTAGTGAAAGAGGATTAGGACATTACAAATATATAAATAAAATTATGTATATGTTATTCATCAACGACATTGAACTTGAAATAAAAAATACAACTATAGAAAATAAAAAATTATACATACAGCAAAATTATACAGATCAATATATCATTGAATATTTGGTTGAGATATTACTTCATTTTACTTTCTTTAGAAAAGATGGATCATTAAATATGAGAGTTTATTTAGACAATGTATTTATACATATTGTTGATGTATGGGGCTTAATTACTGCGTATTTACCTATGTATGAATTATTTTTCGAAAATTATGAAAATTTAACAAAGAATCAAAAATTATTAATGGAAAATTTAAAAATTATTTTTTTAAAATATTTATATGAACCTAGAATTGAACCAATAAACATTGAAAATTTAGTAAATAATTTGAAAAATATTAATACTACCATTGATTCTGAAATAATAATGCAAAAAAAAGAGGAAAGAGAGAAAAATACAAAATTCAAAAAATTAAGCACTTTTAGAAGAAAAACAAATAAAAAAACATTGAAAAATAAAATTATTTAATAAAAATAAATAAAAATATTTATATATATTATTATGATGTTCTCGTCAAAATTTGAGAAAATGTGTACTCCTGCTAAATTGTACTTTGTTTTAGCTATTATTAGCATAATAATTAGCATGCTTAATGGTATTCACGTTATGGCTATTTTAGGTAAATTACTTTTTACAGTTTTATTTACTTGTTTCTTATCCTGGTTATGTAGTGTAGGATTAAAATCTCTATCATGGTTTTTAGTTTTATTACCTTTTGTTGTCATGCTACTAGTAATGTTTGGTTTATACGATATGGTTAAAACTAACAAAAGAAAAATGCCATCAAATATGACGTCTTCTTAAAAACAATTAGTGTAAAATATAATTATAAGATATAATTTATAATTATATTCTTGTCCGCGTTATATTTACCTTTTCTAAAATTTTTTTTCTTGCGTTATATTATAATATGACAATAACGAGTAATGTCGAAATTCCTGGTACTTTTAAAGCAGATGCTCCTGTTAAAGCATCTGGCCCTACCGAAGCTGCTGGGTTAGCTGCTACTCAGTTAAAAGCATATTTTGGTAATAACGCTGTTGTAAAAGCAGATGGAACACAAGTTATGATTACATCTCTATATGATGGAATCGGCGAAGCAGCATGGAAAAATGCTACAGTGATACTATCATTAGCAAGTCCTCCTCCTGAAATTGTTAAAACGGGTATTTCTGTGAAAGGTCCTGAAGGTGACTGGTTAACATTAAATTATTCTGCTCCAGCTGCTGCCGCTTTGTTAAGCAGAAATACACAAGTAGCAGGTAAAAAGGCTCAAACCGAGGCTATAGAAAAAGGCGCATCTTTTTATTCATTACAACTAGCAGAATTAGCAGGCATTGATGCTGTTACAGGCGTTTTTGGAGAAGATACAGCTGGTAGACCAAAAAAAGTAAATGCTGCTATTTTGGACTTTGATTACGGAACAAATGGTCCCATGCCTCAATATGTAAGTGGTGGTTGTTAAGAAAAATTTGAATAAAATGAACTATTTAGTGATATTGTGAAATTACATATTTTAATATAAATTAAAATATATAATAAAAAATAAAATGAGAATTGAATTATGGGTGTTATTAATAACAGGATTTCTAATCTATAATACTTATCACGATGGAAAATATACAAAACTACTATTGTCATACAAAAAATATTATATCATCGGGTTTTATTTTCTTTTAGGAATTGGCATTATTTTAATCTTCAAAAGAAACCCTAGTCAAGGGAAAAACATGTTACAATATGCGAATAATTTTGTAAAATATATGCCAATTGATAAATCATCTATTGAATTATTTTCACCTATTTTAGATATGACAACAAAAAATGACGGAGGTTTTATGAATTCATATCACAATAGTGGTAATAATGACAACAACAACAACAACAACAACAACAACAACAACAACAACAACAATTACTTTAATTCATCACAATTCATAGCACAGCCACAAGCAACCAGAATATTACAATCTGGAAAAGGTGCTACAAAACGTTCTGTAAGTGAAACAAAGAAAAAGTATGTTGCGGCTAATCAGGATTGGAAATGTGGTCATTGTCAATGTCAATTAGATCATACATTTGAAATTGATCACAAAATAAGGTTGGAATATGGTGGAGACAATGATGTTCAAAATTTAATTGCGTTATGTCGCAATTGTCATGGTAAAAAAACAGCAAGTGAAAATATGTAAAAAAATATAAGGTAGGTTGCTAAGATAAATCCATAGTGTATGATAATTTATAATATAATTAAATATTAATTAATATATAATTATAATATGGACAAATTAAAATCATCAACATCATCAAATTTAGAAAAAATAAATTTACCCACTTCGTTTTATGGCTTTTTATCGATAATTGTATTTTTGATTATAATAATATTTGTACTAATTTATAATAAAAATCCTAAAAATCCATTGTCATCTAACAAACCCAAATCTCATCAAAGTACAACACGCGATGTTTTTATTATTTTTACATTTGTTTCAATTATACTTATTCTATGTTTTGTTTTTCTACCAAATTTTAAAGATTTATTGTCTCTTTTTAATCAAATACATAACGTATCCTTTGTTGTTTTATACACTATTTTTCTCATACTTTTATTTTTACTTTTACCAAGTAGTATTTTAAATAACAAATTATATTCACTTTTTATTATTATTCCCAATTTATTAATAACATGTTTTTTATTTTACAATTCATTATCATCCAACTATTTGAAAGATTTTAATATCGGTTACGAGAGAATAAAAATGATTGTATTATTTTTTTGTTTTATTACAATTTGTATTACATATTATTCAAAAGATCCAGGAGGATATATTAAAAAATATTTCGGTATTTCAGGTATTTTATCTATAATATTAGGTGTATTTGGGTTATTGTATTTGATTGTATTATTTACATTGCCTGGTGTCAACCAACAAACAAATAATACTCCAAACATAACGCCTTTTTCTCTCTATGGTTCAATATCTTTCATCATTTTTTTAATCATTATTACGATAGTAATTACTACATATCCTGGTGGGTTTTTTAACACAGAAAATAAAAATGCTATACGAAATTATATAGCATTCATATTTATATTAATTGTTAGTATTCTATGGTCAATTCTATTAATTTCTAATATGTTTTCGAATTCATTCAGTGGAACAGTGTCGAAAGAGAACATGGAATCTAAATTGTCTTTATTTAAAAAAGCATTGTTAGTTCTTTTTGGTATTACTATTTCAGGAATTATAATAGCATTTATTGTTTATAATATTCACCAATTTTCGGGTAAGTCTAGTATACCCAGTCTCATATTAAATGTAATTCTTGTTCTATGTGTATTAACATTAATCTATAAAGTGGTATTTGTGAGACTTCCTTCCGATAGAATAAATAAGGGTAAAAATTCTTTTTTTGATTTGATAATTAATGTAATATTATATATACCATGTTTATTTTATGGAATAATTGATGGTATTATGAAAACATTTATGAATGAATACAACCAAAATTCTAGAGGAACCTATTTTGTTTTGATATTTATTATTGTTGCACTTGCTTTGTATTTATACGTAATACCTTCCATACAAACCAAAATAAATTTACAAAATGGAAAATTATTATTAGAAAATCCAATAAATACAAATAAACTATATACTCTCGCTAATTATGAAAAATTAAATGATAATAATACTAATTTCGATTATCAATATGCTATTTCTTTTTGGGTATTTATTGATTCTAGTCCACCCAATACAAATTCCAATTATACGAAATATACATCTTTATTGAATTATGGCGGAAAACCAAATATTCTTTATAAAGCAGACACAAATTCTCTAATGATTACAATGTCATTGGCGGATCAAAATCATAAACAGTCTCCTAATAAACTTTTTGAATATGATGATGAAGGAAATCGTATTATTTACACAAATAACAAATTTTTATTACAAAAATGGAATAATATAATTATAAACTACAATGGCGGTACTTTAGATGTATTTTTAAATGGCGAATTAGTAAAATCATCTATTGAAGTGATCCCTTATATGAAATATGATGTATTGACATGTGGTACAAATGGAGGTGTTAATGGAGGAATAACCAATGTAATTTATTTTAAGAATCCTTTAACCATGTCAAATATCTATTATGTCTACAATAATAAGATAGTTTTATAAAAAAGTTATTCCATAAAAAAGAATGTTCCTTTATTTTTCATAATACAACTATAAAATTTCTAAATCTATAGTATACAAATGGGTGTTTTAGGTATTATAGTAACAGTGATTATAGTTGTTTTAATTATAATGTTCATATATTATGTTTTTAGAGATCCTTATACATTACAAAGTTTACAAAATGGTCAAAATATGAGCACCATAAATGCTTCATCTTTAGCAACTAATGGTTCAGACATACCTTCCAGTAATTTTGCTTATTCCATTTGGTTTTATGTAAACGATTTTAATTACCGATACGGTAGTCCAAAGGTAATATTTGGAAGAATGGGTGGTCCAACTGCTAGTAATGTAGGAGGTTCTTCCACTGGTTCAGGATCAATTGATGATATTAGTGGAATGGATCCATGTCCAGCGGTGGTTTTAGGCGCAATTGAAAATAACGTAGAGATATATTTAGGTTGTTTTCCAGGAGTGAATCAGACCCCTACTGACGGAGGTAATACAATTGTTCATAAATGCTCCGTATCAAATGTTCCTGTTCAAAAATGGGTTAATTTAGTAATTAGTGTCTATGGCAGATCATTGGACGTGTATATAGACGGTAAATTAGTACGCACGTGTTTATTACCAGGTATAGCAAATATTAATAACAATTCAAATGTCTATGTTACGCCATCTGGTGGATTTAGTGGATGGACCTCTAAATTTCAGTATTACCCAACAGCTTTAAATCCCCAAGAAGTTTATAATATATACGTAAAAGGGTATGGTGGTAATATGTTCACCAATTTGTTGAATGCTTATCAAATTCAAATATCATTAATTGAAAATGGAACAACCCAAAGTAGTGTTACAATTTAGACGCATATTTTTCTTATTTAGTTAATATATAATAATTAAATGAGTAATAATTTAGGTTCAGGATATAATTCATTTTCAACAACTAAAGGAAATTCTGTTTCTTACACCGACTTTTTAAATTCAAATACTCTAGTCTCTAAATTTGTATTCTTATTGATTGTTATATTTGCTTTTATTATTTTATTGAGAGTAGGTATTTCAGTATTGGCTTATTTTTTCGCACCAAGTAATTCCCCTAAACTAATAAATGGTATGGTAGACGCAAAACAAAGTATTATTTTCCCGCAAGATCCAGCAGATAAAGGAGCCGTCACTATTTATAGATCGATTAATGCGAATGATGGATTAGAATTCACTTGGTCAGTTTGGATTTTTATTAATAATTTACAATATTTAGAAAATCAATACAAACATATTTTCTATAAAGGAAATAGTAATTTAGCTGAAAATGGTTTGAATTTTCCAAATAACGCTCCTGGTTTATATTTAGCACCGAATTCAAATACTTTGGTTGTCATAATGAATACTTTCAATGTAATCAATGAGGAAATTAAAATTCCAGATATTCCGTTAAATAAATGGGTGAATGTTATTGTTCGATGTCAAAATAGAACGTTGGATGTTTTTATCAATGGTACAATCACACGAAGTCTTGAATTGACAGGTGTACCTAAACAAAATTATGGAGATGTTTATGTAGCAATGAATGGTGGTTTTGATGGTTATATTTCTAATCTATGGTATTATAATTATGCTTTAGGAACTGCTGGAGTTCAGCGAATTATTGAGAAAGGTCCAAATACGAAAATGGTTGGGTCTGATGGAATTAATATTAAAAAATCAAATTACTTGTCGTTACGATGGTTTTTCAATGGAGCCAATGATACTTTCAATCCATAAATAAACCCACGAATATAAAATTATATATAAAATTAATTATATATAATTATAATAGTTACGACAATGACTAATTTATATAATTGTAATTATTTACCTATACCTCCAAGAGCATGGAATAGAGTTGAAAATCGTTGTACATATGATACAACAAACGACGGTTATGATCCTTTGGTTTTTCAGAAAATAGCTCAAATAAATAAGGGAAATGTTTTACAATATAAAAAAAATAGTTCTAACTTAACAAAAAATCAACGATATTCCCAAATAGCAAAGGGTTTGTGGACCAATAGAACAAAGTCTTGGGCAACGCAAACTGAAACATATACGAATCCAAATACGGCGAGTTTGAAAAGAGTTGGGTTTACTGTGTATCCAATTAACGACATCACTCCAGGAACACCTGTTAATCCTGCGGGTCCTTTTCAACCAGTTGTCCAAGTAAGTGATCCAAATTGTCCTAATTTAACATATAAAGACGGAGGTAATTTAGTGTGTGGTACATATCAGAATCCATGTACAGGAGAAGTGATCGAGGAGATTCCTCGACCAAATTATCATCCTACTTCTGATTCGGACGTACCTGGACCAATTCAACTTCTATATTGGGATCCTCGTATACAAACCTGGTACCCCAAGGTAAGAAGAACAATGAACAATAGTACAGATAAATGGCCGATTAATTATAAATTTTTCAAAAGTGCTATTCAGGTAGATGCTCCAGTTCTTTCTATTATTGCTTCTACTGTGAATAGTGTGGAATTATCATGGACAATTCAAAATAATAGTATTCCTGCAAATAAGTTTACTATATTCGTTAATAATAGGTTATACAAAACCATTGTAAATTCTACCAATTATAATACCATTTTGACAGATTTACCTAATGGACCTTATGAAATATATATTATAGCATTTCTTTCAACCAATTCGTCGCCTCCTTCCAATGTGGTTACTTATAATAAT